TATCATGAAACAAAATAGACAAAAATCACTCACCAAGCGACAAAAAGAATTCATAGAGATATTCAAAAACAAGATGTGTTTAGTATCTAAATCTTGTGAAGCGGCAAAGTTAAGCAGAGCTATGTACTACAGATGGCTAGAACAAGAACCATTTAAACAAGCAGTCAAAGAATCAAAACAATCAATAAAAGACTTTGGAGAAGACGCATTATATGACTTGATAAAAGATAAAAATTCATCAGCCATCTTATTTTATAACAAAACAAAGAACAAAGACAGAGGATATATCGAAAAGACAGAACAATCAGTCGAACACAAAGGCGATAATCAACTTAAAGTAGTTATTGAGAGAGTGAACCCAGATGGAGATAAAACTACAGCTTAGCCCTAAACAAGACGAGGCATTTAGTGTTCTATTAGACAAAGAACACACTGAACTATTCTATGGGGGAGGGGCAGGCGGAGGGAAGTCCTATTTAGGCTGTATTTGGCTTATATTCAGCTGTCTGGCGTATCCTGGCACAAGGTGGCTAATGGGACGAGCAAGGCTCAAAAGTCTTAAGGAGAGCACGTTTCTGTCGTTTTTAAGCGTACTCAAGGATTGGGGTCTGAAAAAAGACACAGATTGGCGATATAATGCAATAGAAGGTAGTGTTCACTTCACAAACGGTAGTAGTGTATACCTTAAGGACTTGTTTCTTTATCCTACAGACCCAGAATTTGATTCACTAGGTAGTACTGAATATACCGGAGCCTTTATGGATGAAGTGAGCGAAATCACCGAAAAAGCCAAAATGATCGTAATGAGCAGACTAAGATTCAAGCTAAACGAGTATGATTTAGTACCAAAACTCTTAATGGCAAGTAATCCGGCAAAGAACTGGGCGTACAAAGAATACTGGAGACCCTGGACAGAAGGTAAGTTAGAGAGTTACAGAAAATTCATACCTGCTTTAGTAGGAGATAATCCTTTTATGAGTAAGTATTATGTAGAAAACCTTAATAAGTTAGACAAAAACTCTAAAGAAAGATTATTATACGGTAATTGGAATTATGATGATGATCCAAGTAAGTTATTTGATTATGAGAAGATACTAGACATTTTTACGAATAACATAGCAATACCAACAAGGAACCAAAGTTATATTTCATGTGATGTGGCACGATTCGGGATGGACAAAACAGTTATAATAGTATGGAGAGAATGGCATATAGAAAAAATAGTAACAATGAAAAAATCAAGCGTCAAAGAAGTAGTTGATTTGATTAACAATTTAGCAGAAGTACACATGGTACCCCATTCAAACATAGTAATAGACGAGGACGGAGTAGGTGGCGGTGTAGTAGATTTCATGGAAAATTGTAAAGGATTTGTTAATAACTCAAGTCCAGTTGAGACAGAATTTAGTAAAAAGATACATAACTACCGTAATCTGAAGACTCAATGTTATTTCAAATTAGCAGAGAAAGTCCACTTAGGCCAGATAGGTTGTTATGATCTTCCACTGGAAATCAAGGAGGGTATAATCGAAGACCTAGAACAGATAGCCCAGAAGAACATAGAAAAAGACGGCAAAATTGAGATAATAGGCAAGGACGAGATTAAAGAAAAGTTAGGCAGGTCTACTGATTTCTCTGATGCAATGATGATGAGATGTTACTTCGATCTACATGATTACTATACTCCTTATATCGCTAAGTAAATATATATATGATAAATCAACACATATAAATAACTTTTTCTTAAGTCTTTTATGAAACTAGTGTCCACAGAGAAAGAAAAAGAGTTTGACTGCTATCTTGCAGTCTCACAAAGCGAAAGAAACAGAAAATTAATTATCAATGAAACGTTCAAAGGTCAAGTAGATGACATAGAAATTATGTTTCCAAAAGGATTAGGTGCACAGCATCCGTTTGACTTCAGCCAGGTAGATAAAATTCTAGACAACATCGGAATAGCAAACGCCTTAGTTGATAAAATCACCGACGCTATAATCGGCGACTTCACAATAAAAACCAAGGACCCAAATTCTCAGGCATTACTTGATGACTTCGCAGACGAAACAAGTCTTAAAATAAAATTAAGACCATGGATTAAAGAAGCAGTCAGTAAAGGAAACGGCTTTATGGAATTAGATCTTAAAGACATAAAAAACATAGAAAAGATTCGTGTAATGAACGCAAACAACATGTATGTAAGACGAACCAAAAAAGGTAAAGTCTTAGGCTATAATCAATATCAAGGAAAGCTTAAAACATTCACAGTCAAAAAACCGATCCCATTCAGTCCAACACAGATAGCACATCTAACAATCAATAAGACTCCTAACGATCCATACGGAAGAGGATTGGTTTGGTGTAATAGGGTCACTATTGAGAATTACGCAAGTTCAGAATTAGACAGAATAAAATTATTAAGCAGAAAAGCTGGAGCACCTATTCATGTTAAACTAGGGCAGCCAGGCCAGAAAGTAAGCAAGAGTGATATGGATAGTTTCAAAACAGACCTTCAGTATATGACTAATTCCACAGAGTGGGTCACCGATGCAAACACAGAAATGGAAGTAATAGACTTCAAGGGAGTAGGAGATAATCTTACTAAATCAGCAGAACACGACCTAGAACAATTAGCATTAGGTATGAAGATTCCAATGAGTCTAGTGGGCGTAGCAAACAACCCAGAGGGATTAGCAAAAACCAACGACAAAGAATGGTTAAGATTTATCAGTTCAGTAAGAGGAATGGTCGAAGAGGTTGTAGAAAATCAAATATTAAGACCAATACTAAGAAGCAATTCTCCAAAGCTAGACGGCAGAGTAGAATTTATCTGGGAACTACCAGGTGAAGAAGAAAAGACCAAGAGACTAGAAACAATCACAAATACCCTTAAAATAATGGACCTAACACCAGAGCTAAGAGCAGCACTCGAGATAGAATATGCCAGTGTAATGGAACTAGATGTCGCAGAGAAACTACCAACTCCCGAAGATGCAAGAAAGAAAGCAGACGAGGAAGAAGCTGAAATGAAAAAACAAGAAGACGAAGCAAGAAAGGCAGAAGAAACTAAAATAAAACAGCCAGAATTTCCAGGAGCCAAAAAGACAGCCAACCAAAAAGCAAAGGTAGAGATACAGTGTAATCATAAAGATTGTAATCTAACAGAGGCCCAAGCGGGCAACATGAAACTAGCAGAGTACGTTAATTTGAAAGAAATAGCCGGATTCAATTATTCAGACTATCTGGTCAAGATTTTACAGAATCTTAGGATAGATAAATTTGAAGACTTACTAGCACTCACAGAACAAGATTTATTAGAAGGATTACTTCCGAAACGAGACGTCAACAAGTTAAGAATAGTTCTCAAGGACGGATTCCGTAAAAACAAAACAATCAGACAAATAGAAAACGACATCAATCAATCAATTAATTTAAAAGATCGTATTAAGTTTAATGAAGACGGCAGTAAAAAAGTAACTTTATCGGCAAGTAAACGACCAATCACTATAGCCAGAACAGAAACCGTCAGATTAGCAAACCAAGGATTAAAAGATATGTATGTAGAAAACGAAGTAAAGTCTTATAGATATTTAGCAGCAATAGACGAAAGAACTTCAGATATTTGTAGAGAATTAGACGGGCAAGTTTTTCTAACTAAAGACGGAGCACCCGGAGTCAATATGCCCCCAATGCACGTAATGTGTCGGAGCAGTATTGTCGGGTTAGTAGACTAATGGTTCAAATAACAGAAGACAACATACCCCTATGTAAGAAGTGCGAAAAGAACCCAGCTATATGTTATATGAATCAGATGTGGATCTGCGGTGAGTGTATTCATAAATTTAAACAAAAACAAATAGAGATGCAACAGAAGGCATTTCTTGAAGGATAATGGTAATTCACATAGACCCAAGAACAAGGAGAAGGATAACAGCAGACAGATATTCTGGAGACATTCAATTCGATTTAATTGGCGGTAGTGCAATAAGCACACAGGTAGAACCAATAAGAGGTCCAAGCGCCGCACAACAAATGAACCAAGGTAGATCTAATGCTTTGTTTGGAACAGGCCCAGCGATCATGGGAGCAAGACTACCCGACTTAGGCATAACCGGAGAGAATATCCAAACAACAATCAGGGACAGAATATCAAGGAGGATTCCAGTAGACGAAACATGGCGACAGTAAAAAAAGAGCATATAATAAAGATGGTCACAGACACCGAGTTTGAGACTGGTATAATCAGGGGTAAGCTTAATAGTTTAATAATTGACTCAGAAGATTACGTGT